TTCCACCTCAACTTTTTTTGTTTTTTTTGCCATAATATAATATATAATAAAATTAATAAAAATAAAAGGACCGAGGCCGAAACCTCGGTTCTTTTAAAAATAGATTAGTTCAATAACATAAAGTTATTCGCACCTTGTGTAATTAAACATCTTTCTGTTAACATGTGAATTTGCATCGCATCTAAAGCAGATGTAGCAGCTCCAACAGAACCAGTAACCCAAGTCTTGAAGTATCTGTTATCTGTTTGAGAAGCTCTATAACGAACATGTAAGAAAGGTCGTTTAAGATTCTTTCCTAATTGTTGGTCATATACTGAAGATGTACCAGCTGGAATAAAAGCACCTCTAATAGCATTAGCAGCATTAGCAGCGTTAATACTACCTCTAGTGGCTTTATCATTTAGATATTTCCAATCAGTTTTGTAGAAATCGTAAGAACCTCTACGGAAACCTGAGAAACCTAAATTAAGCGCCATGTCTTCTGAGTTACTGAATACTCCGTAAGAAGTACCACCAGCACCATAAGAATTCATTGAAGCAAGCATGTCATCCATTGCAAGAGCAGTAGCCCTATTAGCGAATATCATGTTTTCTTCAATAGCACCTTGGTTATCAAACTCAGCTAAAATAGCATCAAATTCAGCTAGATCAGTAGCTGCGTTAACACCAGTAACACCAGAACTCATATTACCTCTTTGTTCGATAGCTTCAAATAAACCTTCAGTACCAGCATCTCCCATTGTTGCGGCTGTAGTGTGTGGTAAAACATTAGTAGCACCATCAACTAAAGTGTTGGCAGCTGTTCTTGTTAACACACCTTCAATCATTGCCATTTCAATGTAATCAGCAAAGCGCATTCTAGTTTCACCTTCAGCTTTTAAATACCAAAGATATCCACCTGTTCCGTCTTCTCCAGTAACTTCAACCCAACCAATTCTAGCTGTATCAGAACCTGATACTTCGTAGAAATCTTTCATAATAATTGGTTTGTTAGTAAAAGACGTGAATTGTGGTTCGTTAGCTCCTCTAGAATCACTTGAAGTTGCTAAGACACCACCATCTGGATAACTAGCAGCTTTAGAGAATTCAGAACCATAAACTAATATAGTTGTATCATTCGCGCCAGCAGTAGTTGCTAGTAAACCTGTACCAAGACCACCATCGTCGTACGGTGCAACATCTACGTTAGCACTATTCAGTGTAGTATCTACAACTAAACATTTGAAAATACCATTTGCGTTAGCCACAATAACAGTATCATTTGTTCTAATACCATGAGCAGCGCCAGCAGCGTTACCATCAATATCGTTACCTATAACGATTCTAGATGTTGCCCCTGAACCAGCATCGGCACCAGTACCAGTAATTTGTCCTGTGTATGATAAATGTAATCTACCTTGTTCTGACCAAACTACTTGGTCTGAAGTCATAGATTCTTCAGCTCCTACTTGTGAAAGAAATCCTGAAACTGTTCTGTTACCGAACACTTCAGCTTCTTTTTCCATAAGATCTGGTAAATATTGTTGTCCCCAGTTTGCGCTTGCAGCGGCTGTGGACGTAAAATCGATGTAGTTTGATGCGAGTGTCTGTTGTTGCGGTGACGGTACGCTATTTAAACTACCTCCGGGTGTAATTGCCATAATTTTGTAATTTTAAATTAATTATTTTTGTTTAATTTTAAACTTGAAATCAGGAGAATTATCATCTAATACTCGCACTTTAATACCACCTGTTTCAATTTCACCATGGGCTTGCCTTGGATCCATATTCACATTTTTGGCTTTAGCAACACTATCTTTCATAGCATCTGCTTTTCCTTGTTCATAAAAGTGGTTTGCAACAGTGTCAGCATTCATTGCTGTGTAAAGAGATTTATGATAACCTTTTGCGTCGTTCATCATGTTCTTTTTATCCAAAAACTTTTGGACAAAATTACCGATGTCACTTTGTTTTTCTTTTACCTCATTAACATCTTTTACATTGAATCTAAACTTCTTTTCCCCGATGTTATATTCAAAACCTTTGAATTTATCATTAAAAACTTGATCAGTTTTTTGGGTAAAATTAGAATTTTGTGCATCCACTACTTTCTGATTTTCCTCAGATTCCTTGTTGTATCTATTAAAGAAATCCATAGCTTTTTGTTGTTCAGGAGTTAACTTACTCCCAGCTTTGATATCTTCATAGTATTTGGACTTTTGCCCGTCCAGGTGGCTTTTAGCGCTGGCAACTTGCTCTTTTAACGCTAATTTTTTTCTACGTATATCTCTTTCTTCATCTACATCTTCGTCGTAAGAGAACGTGTCTTCCATAAGGAAGTTAATTTCTTCTGTGTTTAAATGAGGTTTTGTTTGAGCGTAATATTCTTTTAATAAAGCTTCATCATTTAAACCGCTATAATCTTGATTAAGTTTTACATAATCATTTATATCACCACCAGTTTCATCCATAAAATCCATTAACTTTTGAATATTCTCTGGTAATGGTTTTCCAGTAGTTTCAGTTTCGATAACAGCTTCTTCAACTTGCTCTTCTAGTTCTTCAACTTCTTCGCTTGTAATCTCTTCTAAAATAGGTGTTTCAGTATTTTCTTCTGTAGATTGTTCAATAACCTCTTTTTTATCAGTCGTTTCTTCAATAGTCTTTTCTTGAACTTCCTTGGTTTCTGTGTTATCAACTGGCTGTTCATTTTCTTCCTTTTCTTTTGGTGGTTTACTTAAATCTACTTTTATTGCACCATCAGGATCGTTGCTAAACTTTTTCATTGATGGTTTTTTCTTTATTTTAATTTTTTCGACTGTATTGTCTACTTTTGGTTGTTCGGTAGTCTGTTCTACTACCTTTTCTTTTTTCTTCTTTGCCATAATATAATATAATAATAGTTAATAAAAAATTTATCTAGGATCAAACGCACCTAAATCAAAATCTCCGGTAAGTGTATCATTACCTGCGGACTCAAAGTTTTTAGGTGGTTTTGCGTTATTTCTTTGATCAATCATCTCGCTTTGTTGAGATGCTTGAATTCTAGTTCTCTCGTCTTTACGATCTTCTTTTTCTCTTTCTTTAGCCGTGTTACCATCAACTTCAATACCTTTTAACTGCATATTGTATTGAAACTCTAGTTCCATTAATTGTTTCTTAATTTCAGCTTCTTGTGTTAATTTTTGTACCTCTAAATCAGTTTTAATTTGTTCAAGTTCAGCTTGACTTTGTGTTATATTTTGTTGTTTTTGAATCTCCAACTGTGCTGCGGCTTGCTGAGTTTGCATATTAGCTTCTGCTTGAGCTTGTATATTTTGTTCTTGTATTAATTGATCTTTTTCTTCTTTTTTCTTTCTACGTATTTTTAAAACTTGATTTGCTAATTTAACATTCTTTATTTCTCTAACATCAATAGCATCTTCTAAATTTATATCTTGCTGAGCTATAGCTACTTGTATATTGTTTTCTAATAACATTTTCTCTTCCTCATCTGGTGACAACTCAATAAATATACCAAAATCATATAAATGCAAGTTCTTCATTTCGTCTAATGTAGCTACATTATGAGCGCCTATAGATTGTATAAAAGCATTTGCTGTTGGGGAATATTCTAATATATCAGATATTCTAAGCGATAAACATTCTGCAACTTCAGTTGTTAAAAATAATCCAGATTGTAAAATATGTCTAGTAGCGGTATTTGAATTTGCTGCAGCTAGTTTTTGAACACCTACTAAAGCATTTTTATCTGGCATACTACCATCTCTAGCTTCGTTAAGACCAGTCACATCTCTAATCATTTGTAAGTAGTAATTATAATTACCAATTAAAGCTTGCATTTTATTACCACCACTTCCGCTTGTAATTTCTTGAATAGGAACTTTACCTGGATTCATATCACCGTCTTGAGTAAATGATCTTCCTATTACAGAACCAGTTTGGAAAAACATATTTAAAGCCTCTTGTGGATTATAATTTGTTCCATTACCTAAATCTATTTCAGCCAAACCATCAGCATCTAAATAAATTCCATCTGGAACCATTCTAGATAATACTTGCTGAAGTTTTAAATGTGTCAATTGAATCATGTCAGCAAAACCTGTAATCCTACCAACTAATGATTCTATTTTTCCTTCATACATTCTAGGTGCACAAATAGCATAATTCATTTTAACCTTAGTAAAATCACTTTTAGGACGTAACATATTTTTAGCCATCTCCCATTTAAGTAGTTTTTCTGTACCAAGAATTAATGCACCTTCATAAAGACATTCTATACTTCTTAATAATTTACTATAACCACCTTCTAAATTTTCTGGTGGATCAAAATTATCATCTTTAGGTATAATCTTATCAGCACCGCTACCCATCTCTTTAACTTTATAAACCTCATTCATGTAGGTTTTATAGTTAAAATAAAGAACTTGAACTTTATTATCGTCTTCATCTTTATTGCGCATATTGGAATTATGATTAAAAGGTGTTTTTACTATTTCCTCTAAATCTTCGTGTTCCAAATGCGGGAATTGTTTAGCTAATTCATTTATTGGTATAGACTTTACTTCACCAACATAGTATATATCTTCAAAGTAAGGTGAATCTGTATGAGAATAAACTAAATTAGCTGGATCAACATAATCTATAGTAACACCTTCAGAGGTATTAAATCCAGTTTTTACAGCACCAATACCTATAGTTGTTAAATCATAATAAAAACGTTTCTTTATTAATTCGTAATTATTTCCTTCCATTAATACTCGTATAGCCTGTTCTTCTGCTAATTCAACAGATTGCTTATAAGTTAATTGCATATGTAAATCTAACTCTTCCTCGCTTTCTGGCAACATTTCCTTGTCATTTTCATATAAGTCAATACCAAATGCTTCTGCAGCAAAATCATTTAACTCAACAGTACGCATGTCAGCTAATATAGATTCCATGTACTCAGTTCTCTTTTCTACACCGTAAGGATCTTGAGAATAAGCTTTAACATCATACATACGTTCTGTAATACCGTTTACAACTATATCTACAAATTTAGGTATAATAGGAACTGGTTTCCAATCTAAATTAAGATAGGACAAATCACCATTAATTGATAATTCATCCTTATATTTTTGGATAGACTGTTCGCCTCTAGCGTATAATCTTAAATTATGGAAGTTATTTTTATGTGTTACGTGTCTATTACCTTGTCTATCATTATGGAACCACTCAGCCGCTATAGCTTTAGCAACCTTTAATCCATAATCGTAACTAAGTTTCTCTTGATCGCTAACTACTTGACTTGGAAAATCTATATTTGCATTCTGGTGCGCCATATTATTCTTTAATTATTTTAGACATACTACCTTTATTTTCATATTTAGAAATTTGTATGTTTAATTTTGGTTTTTCTATTTTTGCGTTTGGAGCATATAAATGTCTATTGTTAGCCATAATAGCTAAACCTGAACTAATTGTTGCGTCAAACTTTGTACGTTTAGTTATATCAAATCTAGTCCAATCATTTAATAGATCATTAAAATATAAATCTCCAAATGTTCCATCTTGTTGCATGCCTACGTGATCTTGTATATACATTTCAATAGCAGCGGCGTGGGCTTGTTTTATATCTTCACTAGAGTTTGGAATTCCTCCAACTTCTTTTTCTGCTACAGATAATTTGTTCCATACTTTGTCTGGTCTATTCATACTAAACCCTCTATAACCTCTTCTTCTTAGATAATAAAGTAATCTAGGTTTATTATTCTCGCAAAGTATTGGCATTCCGTAAAATACTATAGCCATTAAAACATCCTCAAAAAATATTTCAGCCGTAGGTGGTCTTGATAGGTATTCTAAAAAGAAGCTGTTCGCAGGAGCGTCCTCCATACTAAACCTGGTTAGGCCGTGTAATGCTCCTTTAGAACCTTGTCCATCTACGGTTCCTGATATATCATAAGAATCGCAACCAAACGCTCCCATGTGTTCATTACCAGGATATTTTA